CGAGATGTTCCGGTATATGTAAAACCTGTCCCAGTCGCAAGTGAGAAAATTGTTGCCCCTGTACCTGTCAATACAATTTTTCCCGTGCCAAAAGCCAATACTCTGGTGTTGCTGTTGTTAGAGTTAAACAACCCCGTTGTCAGCGTGTAGCTCGCCAAATCCAACGTGCCGTTGGTCAGCGTTAATGTACGAGTTGAGCCAAGCGTCAACGCATCGGTGCAAGACCAAGTACCGCCAATACCGTCAAATGTGAGTGGAAAATCTAATGTTTTACCTGCGCTAGTGATTGTTTTTGTGCCTGACGTAGCTTTCATTTGAACCGCATCAGTTCCGCTACCCAAGCTCATTGCGGAATTTAAAATTAAATTTCCATAAATGGCAGTTGTGTTAGTAACCGCTGAGAGACTTCCCGCAAATGTGCTTGTGCCACCGTTAGAAAAATCAACATCGCCATATGACCTAGAAGCGGTAAAAACAATAGTGTCTGTACCAGCGGTAATATAGTAATTTAAAAGATTTACTCCTTCAATTACGGTGGCTGTAAGTGCGCCAGATATGGTGCGGGTTCCTACGCTTCCGCTGTAATTTAATTCAACACGTTTGCTTCCTGTTACGGTTAATCCCGTTGCGGTGCTTGTTACACATACTGTTCCATTGTTTGTTGTGGCTACAATTTTTCCAGTTGAGCCAAATGCCAATGTTCTAGTGTTGCTGTTGGTTGAACTAAAACCTCCCGTAGTCAGTGTGTATCCGTTCAAATCCAACGTGCCGTTGGTCAGTGTGCAGGTACGGGTCGCGCCAGAAGTCAGGGCTGCGACAAGCTGGAAAGTGCCGCCTACACCGTTGAAAGTAAATGGGTTATCAAACGTAACGCCAGCAGTGTTGATTGTTTTTACGCCAGATGTAGCGCCAAAAGTCATAATGCCAGTGCCAGCAGTCTTGGTCATGCCTGTTGAGGCTTTCAAGTTGCCGTAAATAGTCGGGTTCATGTTTGCTAACGCGCCAGCATACCCGGTAGGATTTATACCGTCGGTAAAATCAAGGTTTAATACGTTGCTGTTGCCACTTGTAAAAGTAACAGTGCCAGTACCAGCAGTAATCCTAAATGATATTGCGTTTGCCTCGGAAACAAGTCCGGGGTTAATAGTCCTATTTGATGAACCACTGTTGGTGCAAATGATCAGCGGCGTACCAGTGACCGTCATGGTTGTAGCGCCAGTGAAGATTGTGCCTGTGCTGTTCAGCGAGATCGTGTTTGTGCCAAAGGCAAGCGTACCCGTGAAGCCTGTGCAAGTTAGAGTCTGAATGACTGGGCTGATGTCAAGCGTGACGCTGCCAGAGCCAGAATTTCCGTCTAGTGTTGCGGTGTCGCCAGAGCCGGGCACAGACGCACCAGAAGCCCCGCCAGAGGTCGCTGACCAGTTAGTCGTGCTGTTCCAGTTACCCGTGCCGCCCGTTACCCAAAAGTATGCGGCCATGCTTATTCCTCAACGGGTTCATCAACCACAACAGGAGGGTTCTTTACGTAGGCGTCCCATTTGTCGTAACGGGCCTGCTTCATCGCCTCAATCTCTGCGTCAGTCATCCCGTGGTTATCGGCCAAATGCAGAGCGTCACGAAAGCCGTTAATTTCAAAGTCGATCTTGACCATGCTTACCCCGCCAAGCTAAAGGTGTAAGTCACATTCAAAATGTCGCCCAAGGCTACGGCGCGGTCTGCGGTTGTAAAGTCGGCTGCGGAAAACAAAGTTCCAGCAGTGCCGCCCTTTGTGTTGTTGCTGATAATAAACGCGCCGCCAACAGTAGCCGTGGCGTTAATCAGAAACGAAGAGGGTGAGGCCGAGTTGGATACCACCGCAGGGTTGGTCGCTCCACCGGCCGCAAAAGAAGCTTGCGGGCGTGTTGCGTTGCTGTAGGGTGTAATCTCTGTCCAGCCGGGGTGTGATGCTGCCGTATCAGTGGCTGCTGGGTTGTTTGTTGCCTGAGCGCCGTAAAGGCCCGCGTACCACGTAGTGACCTGTGTAGTGCCAGCCAAAGCGGAGTTAGCCATCTGAGCAAGACCAGTATTTACCACCAGATTGCTCTCTTCCGCAACCCACTTCAGGTTGCCCTGCGAGTCAAAGCACTCCAACTTAAATTTGCCTGTAGCGCGTGCGGTGTCTTTGGTCATGATGGTCTTTGTTTACATCAGTTAGAGCTTCTGATAAGCGCCGCCGATGCTGTGTTTGCGGGCATTGCGATTGTGAAGTTGGAGGATGTCTTGTCAGAGCCAAAATCCAACACAGCAATAGACTTGTCGCCTTGCGTGACGTTGTAGATCAACGCGCACCGGGCCGTCACCGACGCATTAAACACAACGTTGTTGAAGTTTACAAAAGCTGTGTAGTCATCAGAGTTGATCGTCACACCCGTCAGCACCACGCCGCCGGGTGTATAACCGCCACCGGAAACCTCGCTGACCGTGGTGTAAACGGTTGTGGCTTCGTTTAAATTGGCGTTAGCTGTAAACAAGGCAATCTTCAACGTGTTAGTGGACAGGTTGTGCACGCCTTGGTACAGCTCTTTTTTGAAGCTGGTGGTTTGGGTTTGGACAATCGAGCTCATGAGACTTGAACCCTAACTTGTCCATCCCGGTACGCATCGGCACGCTGCTTGCCGTCTGCCAGATTTTTGTACAGAGCAATAGCTTGGACGTACCGATCTTGGTACAGTTTCAGCATGTCTGGCTCGCCCTTCATGTACGTAAGAGCTTCGCACATGGTTCCGTACAGCAGCACGGAATCAAAGTTATCACCCAACCAAGATGTTCCAAGCGCGTTGCCAACAGCCGAAACCGGAACAGAAAAACCTGTGCCTGTGCCGCCGATGCTTGATGCACTTGCGCTTAGTGTATTGCCAACCACAAAACCTGTTCCGTTTTGCACCAAAACAACAGAAGTAACTGATCCGCCAGAAACCACAACATTGGCAACTGCGCCAGAACCAGCGCCACCCGTCAAAGGCACATTCAAATAAGTGCCGTTTGTGTAAGTGCTGCCGCCCGTAACTGTTCCAAGCGTAGTAACAGGAGTCTGAATGATTGACTCTGGGTAATAGTAGTAATGAAGCTCTGCGCCGTAAGCTGCGTTGGGCGTTGGTCCAACAATCAATGAAAGCTCGGTGGTGATTGCGCCGCCAGCAGATGTTGGGCCAAAGATTGCGTAGTGTTTTGGCTTGCCTGTAGTTGCTGGGTTTGGATATGCTTCACGCATGAAGTTCACATCCTTGTTGATCAAATACAAGTATTCGTTAGCACCGGACGTTGGGTAAATGGCAAGGCTGTAAGCCGACAAAAAATCGCTTGGAGTAGTCAAGTATTTGTTGCCAGACGACAAGGAGCCGGTCACGTTTTTCCGCAAATTAGCGGGCTGTGCAGTGTTGTATATACGCTGCTCTGCCTGCCGAATGAACGTGTTTATGTCCACCGTAGAGAACACGTTCTCACAGTAGTCCTGAACAGCGGTGACCAGTTCGTTGTACGTCATATCAAGCCATCGGGCCCCGCGCCATCAAACCTTTGGTGGCTGCGCCAGTGCCGCGAACTTTAATGCCGCTGGTCTTAATTGGCTTGTTGCCCGCAGATTTGCTAATAGCGCCAACACTCATGTTGTACGCCTCAAGCTTACTGCTATTGGGCTCTTTGCCGGGGTTGGTAGAAGCTTTTACCTCTTTGCCGGACATTGTGTGAGGCTTGGCGTAAACGCTGGCATCGCCAACTTCTTTGCCCATCATTTTTTTGCTAAAAGTTGCCATGTTAGCCTCGCTTTTGGTTGTTTGCGCGGGCCAAGTTGCGGCCTACTCTACGCATTTCCATGCCAGTAACGCCTGCAGTTTTCTTGCCGCCTTTGGTTTCTTTAGCTGCTGGACCACTGCTGGGATAGACTTTAGCGTCAGTCTTACCCTGTTTTGCAATGCCGTCGGCTGATCGTGTGTATGCCATGTTTAAACTCCTTAAGATATTGTAACTGTACCAACAAATGTAGTCGCCACCAAATAATTTGGCGTGATCTCCGCATCAAAATTTCTGGAACCACCTACCGGTGCCCAGCCCCATTGAATATCTCTTGACCCGCCCGATAGGTTTCCTGCGTTGTTTACACCGGATGTGACGTAAGTTGTGTCCTTACGGGGGTTACGCAAAGCTTGCGGGTCTTCCACTGGGAACGTACCAAGCATTAACTGCGGGTGGTCTGGGTCCCAGCACTCCGGGCATACCAGCAACTCATACTTGCGCTGCTTAATAATCTCCGTGCGTAGTTTCTTTAGCTTGTATTGTTGGCCGCAGCGATCACACTGCGCAATCGCTATCTTGCCAGATGCAAAACGATTGGGCATTAAGTGCTCCCACCAATAAACATCTGGCGAGGAACAAAGCGCACAGCAGCCTTTTCCCGGTCTTCTCCGGCAGCAATCTCAAACGTCTCGTCGTACATCTGCTTGAGCATCTGAATACGAGGCATAAGTTCAGGGACCTTGATAGCAATGTAATACGCCAAACCAGCCACAACGCATGGCAAGAAACGGAAGTTCATGTCCGCAGTCTCAACACCAGCGCCAGCATCCTGCACTCGGCGCAGTCTCCAGTAAACAAGCTGGTAGGGGGTAGAGTTATCCGGCGTGGGCCAGACAGTTACTGCGGGAAGCTGCGGAACAAACACCGCTGTGCCTGTTGTGTGGGATGCTGCGGTTGTGTTGTTCTGACCACGGAACACGCCACCCAGCACGTTGCCAGTGACGAAGGTGTAATAAATGTCTTCAGAATCAAGACGGATAAATCCTGCGTTTGCAATACCAACTACAGAACTTAATGTGATAGTTGTGTCTGTAGAGCTAATGTTGCCAACCAGCGTTGCATTTGTTGGATTGGTCTCACCAGACATGCGCTGAATCAAAATTTGAATAGGGCGGGCCTGTTGAAGTTTGTTTGGAATAGTTGCGTAAGTTGAAACGCTGATTCTGGTAATTGTTAAATCGGCTTGAGTTGACGCAGTGTTAGCGCCAGTGCGAATTAAATGTTCCAGCAAATCAATTGTATCTGTCGGCAGTGCATACGTAGCCAAGCCCGGAGTCAGGTTAATGATCCCCTGCTCCATTGTCCACATGTTGATGCCTTTGCTCTGCCACTCAATGGTCATCAGGTTAAATGACCGACGAGCAGTCCTTAAATCGTAACCGGAGCGCATTTCCCGGCCAGCCCGCTCCCACGCCTCTTCAGCGATTTCCGTGAAGTCCATGTTAAAGAGGGTGCTGCCGGTAGTGGTCATGGTTTACTTCTTTGCCGTCTTGGCGGAGTTAATGAACGCCTGAGCAGTTGGAGCGCCAGCAGAACCGGGTTTGCGCATTTTCTCTTTAGAGCCAGCAGCAATCCGCTTTCTCTTGGCGTTGATGTTGGCATACAAGCCAACAGGGCCGCCTTCAGCGTACTGCGTGAAGTCGGTGTCATCCCGGCGTGCTTTACGCTTACCGGAAGGCATTTTAGAGGGGCTAACAGCGCCCATGCCGCGACTTGCCATCATGTAAGTTCCTTAACGCATTTTGCAGCGTGTTTTACCTTTGGTTGCAATACCGTCTGCGCGTTTGGATGCGTTAGACACAACGCCACCAGACGCCATTTTCTTTACTGCGGGTTTTGATCCAACTTTGCCGCCGCGCTTAAAGTTATCGGCCATGTTTTTAGGGCCAGCCATCCAAGCATTTGGGTTTAAAGTTTTGTCTGCACGTTGTTTTGCTGCAATAGCCTTTTCTGCGGCAGAAGCTGAATAATTTTTAACTTCATCAGCCAAATTCCGCTCAATGCCTTCTTCAACATCTCGTTTGAGGTTGGCTCGTTTTTTTGCCGCAGCAGCTTTGGCCGCTTTGCTGGCGTCGAGCATCTTTTTGACTTTGTACACCGTGCCAAGAACTCCGCCACCAACCCCGGTTGCTGCCAAAATGTTTCTGAGGTTGCGCTCGGTGTCAGACATTGGCTCAACTTTTTCACCCACAACGGGACTTTTGCGGCTTTCGCCTGTGTTGCCGGGAATTTGATCTGCAAGAGGTTTTTTTGATCTGTAGCTGGCAAGCTCATCCGCCGTTGGGCCACCTTTGCGCTCATAAGTCTTGGTGGTTGGCTGAGCCTTTGTCATTGGGTAAGCCGAAGTCTTACCGGAGGCAGGCTTGCTCTTGGCAGGCGGGGTGCGCTCAATTGGCTTTGTGCGAGGGCCCGAATACATTTCAGCCACACTTGCATCGCCACTGTCCTTACGCATTCCCTCTGCCGCACCTGCGGCTAAAAGGCTGCTGACAGCAGGTTCTTTGGCGGATTCTTTGGCAGATTCTTTGGCAGATTCTTTAGCGGAAGAGGCTCGAGATTCATCAACCGCCTTCATGGCGGCGGCTTCACTTGCCATATCTCGGTCAGCCTTGGCCCGTCCAGCACCAAAGCGGCGATAGGCTTCAGAGCTTTCGTCGTCAATGTTGCCCATGCGAAGGCGCTCAAAGAAACCAACCTTGTCGTCTTTAGACGCCTCAAGGCCACGCTTCTTGTCTTCGTCTTCGGTAATCCCGCCTTCACTGAAGCGTTTGCGTTTTTTCGTTGCCATATCTACCCCTTAGCAGGATTTGCCGCCACGGGCCATCTTGA